TTTTGTTTTGCGTTGGCTAGTTTTTTGTTTCGGTACGTTGCACCGCGCGCTGAGTTGCAGCTCTTGCATGACGCAACGTATCCGTCTTCTATTGTTCCACCTTTGTCTGACTCGACAAGGTGATCTAGTTCTGTTGCTGTGTTCTTCTTGCACCAATGGCAGATAGGTGAGTCGCGGAGTAGTTCTGCACGTGCTTGCTTGTAGATCGTTGTGTCGTGTTCGGTTAGTTTGCGTGTCATCTCACGCGCCTTCGGCTTGTGCTAGCGCGGCGTAAACGCCTTGCTGTTGCTTGTTGTCAATGATGTTTGTTGTCGGGTTCATGTTTGTGCTTTCTTTGTTTGTTAACTGTATGTCATCTGTAGGTCAATAGATGTGTGAATGCTCCACCCTCTGGATTGCCCATCCCAGAACCCAATTGCATTTACTTCATCAGTCTGTTTACTGATCGCCCGATCGCATTGCCCAAACCATTTCGTCTTGCATGATTCGAGGCGCGACCGTCTACCCCTGTTACCAGGTGTCATCCATCCGCCCTGCGACAGGCTTAGGTCTATGCGTCTAATGAAGTTGTAATCAGGCGGCCAATATACTCGGCAACCTGTGGTACTACTGCGTTACCTAATCCTTTAAGTTTGTCCACCCTGTTGGGAATCCCATAAGCCACTCGACCCACGTCGGGTTCAGACTCCCACCATTGCCAGCCGTCATACGTTTCTTCTCTTGCTCTGTCATCTCGCCACACTCGACCTTGCGTTGCAATATCTGTTGACTGCCTGTATTGCCCATTCCATTTGCTGACATCGTTGGATACTCCGACAAGCGATGACCGTCCCTCACTTGAGCCAAGAACGTCAAATCCGCCATGTTCCTTTTCGGACTCTTGAATCCTGCTGCGCCCTTCCAATCTCTTGCTGTTGGGGTAGGCCATATTTGTACTGCATCTGCCAGACCAAGACTGTGAGATGTTTTCCCGTTTTTTGATTTTCTCCGACCCTTCGGTGTTAATTCTGCGTTCGGATGTTCCACTTCTTGAGTCGTTGGGGTAGGCCACAATGATAATTCGTTCGCGTCTATGGGGCGCACCCAATCCGGCTGCCGATACAACACGCCATTCCGCGTCATACCCGATTTCGGCAAGCTCTCCAACAACTTGTAATCCCCCCATAGTGAGATGTCCTCTAACATTTTCCAAGATTGCGTATCGCGGTCGTAATTCGCTAATGGCTGTTCGTACCCATGGCCACAAATGTCTTGGGTCTTCTGTTCCTTGCCGTTTTCCAGCATGGCTAAATGGTTGGCAGGGGTATCCGCCGCAGATGACGTCCACAGGCTCAACTGTTGCCCAGTCAATTTGTTTGATATCTCCATGATTCGGCACCTCGGGCCAATGTTTTTTTAATACTTTGCATGCGTAAGGGTCTATTTCAGATTGCCATATAACTTGCATTCCTGCGCGTTCTAAGCCGAGGTCAAGCCCACCAATACCGCTAAACAGCGAGCCAACTGTCAATGTCATGCGCGTGGATTGCTTAACGTGTAAAGGATGTATTCCATGTCGCTTGGCTTCCAGACCGCTGCATGACAGCCAGCCATCTCGCAAGCGTTTAACCAAATCTTTTGTCCAGGCGTCAACTTGCCCTTCTCTGCTTTCAACTCAATAACTAACGGCCGACCGCCTTGGAATGGATGCACCATGAACAGATCAGGAAAACCTGCATCGCCTTGCACGTTTGTCATCCAGCGTCCTCGACTGTTTTGTGCCGGCAGATCGTGATGCACAAGCCAGCCGTAACGCTTGGCGACGCTAATCACCATGTCCTTAAAGTCGGCTTCGCTGATCTTTAGGTCAAGTTTCATTTTTTGTTTTGCCACATCACTACAAGCACGGTTGCCCAAACACCCATAACTATCCCGATGATGTTGAATGCCACATAACTCACTTGAGCACCTCAATGATCTTGGATGCCTCGTGCGATTTAAGCAGCTCTAAGACCGCTTCGTCGCTGTCCAACGTGCGCTGGATAAGTTCTAGCAATCGCAGGTCATCAAACCCATTGTCTTTGGCAAGTTTCTTGATGTACCCAATTTGCTTGGGTGTGGCAAATGCGCCAGAGGGTGTGTGCACTTGCGGTTGCGGTGATGTTGTGAGGCGCTCAACCTTTTGCATTTCATTACGCGACGGCCTAGGGCCACTCGCAGAAGCCTGCAGCGGGCAATTGGCAATTGCGCGACCAATGGCGCTGGTTTCACAGTTTTCTACAAACGATGTGCTGTTCACGCCACGATCACTTTTGACTTCTTCTGCGTAGCCCGTAGCAACTGGCACTTTGTCTTCTTTGTCGGCGTACAGCTCTGCATAGAACACGCACGCATCGCCTGTGTAGTTCATCATGGACGTGTACACACGCCCGTTCGGATATGCAGCCCAGAACCTAACTAAACGCTGTTCTACGGTTTCATAATTGCTTAGGTCAAAGCCCATTAGATGGCTGCCCAAACAGATAGGCGTTGTGCATGGTCATGCGCGCCACCGCGCTGCGCGTATGCCAGTTCGCCTGTGTTGCGGATGATGCCACGTCGAGCGGCAGCGTTTAGTCGTCCAGCGATGCCTTTGGTGACAGGGAACTGATCGCCCAGGTGCTTCCAAATGTCGTCCGATGTGAAGAAGCCTTTAGTCCGCGCAACGTGCACAATGGCAGCGTCAACCTCGTTTTGTTGTGGTCGTGTCCAGCGCGCATCAGCTGATGATTGTGATGCCAACATGCCCTCAATAAATGGGGCGTTCTTTTGTGCCGGCACACGGCCATCACAGACGAAGTGTGTTTTGCCTGTTATCTCTGGGTAGGCAATTTGTTCTTTGCAAATCGTGCAGGTTTTCATTGTCGGAATCTCCTTGTCGGTTAGGAATGTGCTTGTAGTGCTTTGATTGCTAAGTCAAGTGTAGTCACATCGTGTAATGGCATCGGGTCTTCTAATGACAGCGAGTTCTTCATGCCTTTAAGACGTTGAATGATGCTTGCGTGCGGATTTTTCTTCACGGCCATGATGTCGTCAATGAGGTCAAACATTGCCATTGTGTGATTTGTTTGCATTGCTTGCTCCAATACCATTCGTCGGGTTTCTTCTGATAATTCGCCTTGATTCCATGCAACACCTTCGCTCATTTTACGCTCCATGGCCCCCAGCCGAACCCGTAGCGCTCGACCCCGTAGTTGTATATTTCTAATCCTGCGAGCAAGTTAGTTTGAGCCTGTAACAGATCTGACGTCTGGTTGATGATGCCTTTGCCTTGTAACCATTTTGACCATGACCGACCGTTGATCTGCAGCAGACCGTAGTCCTGTGATTTGTCACGGTTTAGCGTTTTGTTGTGTGCATTAGGACGGCAATTTGACTCACGCTTCATCACAGATTCCAGCAGGGTGCGTTGATCTGCAGGCCAGCCAAGGTTGACGGCTAGTGCGCTGAACTGTTCACAAGCCGACGTGTATGGGTCAATGTAGATCGTGGAGCTGGTCGTCGTAGGCGGCTCAATTAGGTATGGCGTAACGTCCAAAGGCGCTAGGGCGATGGTGCCAGATGGGGCGCTAGACGCGCTAGGAGCCCCTGTGAGCGCCGTAACGCCAAAGACCGTACAAAGCACTAGCCCTATGATTTTTTCTGCTAAATAGTTCATCTTTTCTCCAAAGGTATTGGCACGCCCCATGATGAAGCGTGCGATCTGAATGCGATTTGTCCTTGTAAGTATTTGCCCGAGTCGGGGTCTGTGAAGATTTGCACCAGAATTTCTTGACCGTTATCCATCACGCCTATATAGACGCTGTAGTCAACTATCTGTGGTTCAGTCATCGCCTGTCCTTTTGTCGGTAATTCGACCTTAGGGGATAGGTGTGTCCTTGGGTGGGATTTCCCCAAACACCTTTAAGAATGCGGCTTTAACCCAGATTACTGAGTCGGCGGCCTGTGGTGTGATTTCAATATGGAACCAATCGCCACCTGGTGCACCGTGAATTGTTGGCTTGTCGTATTTCAGCCATGCGTACCGATCGCAACGCCATGCTCGACCCTGTGGTTCTGGGAAGTAATCCAAAATACATTGCAGGCCAAGATCGTTGGCATTAGCGACCAGTTTGTCAATGAAGACCAGCGCTTCTTTACGGCCTGCTTTTGGGTTCTTTTCGCTTTTGCGATACGACAGATCAACAGCTCTGCCAGTTGCGTGCACCGACAAAGAACCTGGTTTACCGCGCATGTCACGCTGACCCCAAGACCCGTTATTCCAAAGCGCGCCATTTGATGCAGCAATTGCTTGCTTAATCCATTCGTTCATGCCGGCACGTGGTGCTGGTGATGCACCGTCTGCGTTGCCTATGTAGTCGCGTGCGTTTGGCACGCCAGGCTTAGCCTTCGCTATTGACACGCCCAAAGCCTGCATCTTTAGGGTTCACCCAACGAAGCAATGGTGGGATGATTGCAGCGATTGCGCCTTTGCCAAAATCACGTGGGTCTGTGGTGCCAGTTGAGTAAACAGCAATTAGTGCGCCAACAACTGATCGTAGGTAACTGGCGATCATGGCTTTGTCTTTAGCTTTCATGATGGTCATCCTTTGCTTTGCTCTTGAGTCCGTTTGATGCCAGTAAGCCTATAAGACCGCCTGACAAAGTCATGAGCATTGGATTTAGCACCGAGAATGCTTCTGCGTCGTTTGGTGCTTGCTCAAGGGGCTGTGTCACAAAGAGCAGACCATAAAGCAATGTAAAGATTGAGCCGACAAACGCGCATGTCAGACCAATACCGACGACAAGGATGAGTCGTGCTTTGATTTCGTCGTTGGTGTATCTAGCCACAGCGACCACCGCCAACTTGAAGCTCTGTAGTAAGTGTGACCGCTTGGTTCTTTGTGCGGATGCAGTTCATTCGAGTCCGATCAGCACATCCAGCACATCCCCACAAGACGACTGCAATAAGCGCGCCGTAGCCAAGCAGGTAACGCCAACGCATTACGAGGCTGGCGGAGCGTCTACTTGACGCTGAATGAACTCTTCGTACTCAGCTGGTGTCATTGGTCTTACGACATCATCAATCTGAATGTGGATTTCGCTGTGTGGGTACATTGCAATCGCTTCTTCATATGTCATAACAATTCCTAACTCTTTGAGTATCCGTAAACAAAGATTGTTCCGCCTGTGAGCGTTCCACTTGCTGGAGTCAAAGTAAAAGCCGTATAAGAAGTTGCATCGTTTAAGTATCCGCCGCCAATTGACCAAACTTGGTTTGAAGCAGATGAACTTGTGCGAAATTGTGCTGTTGTTCTTTTTGCTTCAAACGGGCTTTTTAGTTCAATTTCACCATCAATATTGTTGGCTGAACCTCTGGCTACGCGTACCCAGTTTGCGGCGCTGTTTGATGCTTCTCCGTTTACAGTAGTTGCGCTGTATTCCATATAGATGTTGTTGTACGCATAGTTAGCAACCGTTGCGCCTAAAATCATTGCAATGTTTGCATTTGCAGACCCAATACCACCGCTAACAATAATTCGGTAATTGTCATAATCAGCGCTAAAAGCCCCAGTAACGGTCACCGATCCAACGGTGCTACCAATTGTTTGTGCTTTGACAAGAGTCAAACCGCCAGCGCCTGCAGCAAAACTAAGGTTCGCATTGAGTGAACTGGCAGTCAAAACCTGTCCAGCGGTGTACGTAGTAAGTGGCATAGTTCTCCTATCCTAAAGCATTCGTTGTATCGAGTGTGCCATATGTTGCGTTATCCAATATCAGTTCATAAACAATGGTCGTTGGCGCGGTGCTATACAGCACGCGGTGGCCTGTAGAGAAGTCCAAGTAATGCTCGATTCCTTCAACAGACAACTCCTGTGCCAGTTGGGTTGTGCCGGCACCGCTTGGGAATGTCTTTTCTACGGTAATGGTGTCGCCTATTTCTAAGGTCGCAAGGGTGTCTTTTTGTGGTGTGGTCAGCATCAGGAACTTGGTTTCTACGCTGGTGTACCGTGCCTCAGGCTCAGGGTTCAGCAGGTATGACGCGGCGGTGTCAATGGCTGCCTGTTCGTGGAGCAGGCTGTTTGTGATGCTGTTGGTTTGAATAAAGTATGTGGCAATTGAGCCTGCGTCGGTGGCTGTTGCCGTGTTGCCGTTTAAGCCTGTCACGACAACACGGTTGACTACAGCGTCAGCCTCAAATGAGATGCCTACACCGTTGTACTTGTATTCGGTGCCATCATCGTGGAAGTCAGCAACTGATGCGGACAGACTGGTTCCAATGCGGTCTTGAAACGTGAGGACGCCATTACGGGACATAAACAGGCGACCAAACTCGGCGGTGTCGTTGATTTGAGCAATGTATTGCAGCACGTTGGTTCCAGCGTTAACGGTATATGAGGCATCGTGGCCAAGGTTGACGGTGCCTGTTGAGATGTCTCTGGCTAGGGCTGGGAAGTCAACTTCTGGCAGGTCGAGCACGGTTTCTATGCGCGCACCTGATGTTTCGGCTGATGGATTGAACTCGTCCAAATATGTTTGTGACAGCAAATAAAACTGGTCAGCGCAATAGACCGTCACGGTATCTAGACCGCCAAGCGCAAAGTTGTAGTCATAGTTCACGACATAACCCGAATAAAGCAATTCAGCGACATCAGTAGAGCTGTATCGAATTAGTTTGACCTCACGCATAGGAGCAAGACCAGGCTTAGATTCTGCGGTGTCGTAATACGGGCTGTTTTCATCAAACGGGTTAAAGATGCCGTCCACGTCTTGAATGGTGAATGTCATTGTGCCAGCGCTAAACGTGTCGCCAATGTCGCGTCTGCCGCGCTTTGCGGTAATCGTGGTTACAGAGTCCATGACGCTTGCAAACTCGGTAGTGCCGTCAAGCACGTAAATGGGGCTATCTAGAACGCCTTTAATTGCGTCGTCTAGCGTGAACGCATCCTGCACAAACCCCGTGGCAATCTGCAGGTCATAGTTGCCTGAATCAACAACAGCGACGCCTGGCATTAGGCAATGTTCAGAGCCAACGGCCCTGCACTCCGTGAGTAGGCGCGCAATGCGTTGACCACGGCTTGACCGATCTCGGCGCTAGTCGAGAGCCCGCCAGTCACATTGACGGTCACTCCCCCGCCAGTATTCATGCGGTCTAATGGCACTACGGCTTCTGGGCCTGCTTCACCGATCAAGGCAAGAGTAGGGGAGTTGACAATGCCGCCTTCAGCCAAACGTGGAATCTTCTTAGCAACGACAGCCGACGGTGCTTGACCGCCAAGTTGTGGCACAGGAACCGTTGGTGCTTTTGGAATGTCTGGTAACAACGGGATTGAGTTGTAGGCGCTGATGATTGCGTTAACCGCGCCGATAGCGGCGTTGACCATGCCAGCAAAAAACCCAATCACGGTATTGACAATTGCATTAATGCCGTCACGGAACCACTCAAACTTGTTGTATGCAGTAACCAGCGCGACGACAAGCAATGCGATACCTGCAGCGATCAGGCTGAACGGGTTGAGTGCCATGGCAATGTTGGTGACAACGATTGCGGCAGCGACCGCTCCGATAGCGGCAGCAATAGCCAAGAATGCTTTGGGGTTATCTTGAGCCCACATAGCAAACTTGTTAAGCACAGGTAGCACAGCCTCGAGCACAGGCAACAGCGCTGCACCAATTGACTCTTTGGTTTCACCAATGGAGTTTTTAAGGATTGCCATTTTCCCTGCAGCGGTTTCAGCGTTCTTTGCTGTCGCACCACCAAAGGTTCCACCAAGCACATCCATGACTTCATTTAGGCTTGCGCCTTCTTTGATCATCGTGGACATTTCTGGAGACAGCGAACGAAGCGCCTTAAAGTTGCCTTGGTAAGCTTTAGCCAATGCGTCAGCAACGCTGGCAGAATCCATGCCGGTAGCCGTGCTGATGTCCATGACAAGGTTCATGTCGTTCATTGCAATGCCAACATCTTTGGTACCGCGCACAAGTGCTTCTAATGCTTTGCGATATTCCGTGTCAGCGACGCCAGACGCTCGACTCATTGCGCTGATCTGTTTCTCTACCTGCGCGGTTTGCGCAGCGCCAGCGCCAGTCACATTCTGCAAAGTAAGCGCTAACGCCGCCTGCTCTTGCTGGTCTTCCATCGCAGCACGTGTGGCATCACCGAGTGCTACAGCCAAACCAGCGAGCGCTGCAGCTGCAGGGACGGCAGCCTTCTTGATCGCAAACTGGGCTTTCTCACCTGTGGTCTCAAGTTGCTTAAATTGCTTGATGGCCTTAGATACGCCCTTGCCGTCAAACTCGCTGATGATCGGGATGTTAATTGCCATTACGCGGTCTCTCTGTTTGCTTCGTCCATGACGCGCTTGACTAATTGACCCATCTCGGACATGACATCATTTTCGCGTTGCACGTACGCTTTCCACATTACTCGCGAACGCTCTCCATA